GTGGTGGTTCAGTTCAAACTTCAACATCTTATAATTATTTGTTAACTAAAAATTATTCAAATGATAGTAATCATGGCACAACTTATGACCATGATTTAAACGGAAATGAAATGATTTTTGGTACTGGTCATTGTGGTGATGGAAGTGATGACTCAGAAATGACTTCAGCAGAAATAGATATTCATCATAGTGCAACAGCAGGAAGATACACAAGAGGATTTTTGAATCGTACTATGGAAAAAAGACATGATGACACTTATCATTATGGAAATGATGGTTCGTTTATGTTTGCATCAAGCAATGTTTTAGATGGAATACAAATTAGACTGACCACAGGCAATACGTTTACATCATATGGTCATGCACTTTATAAGGTGATGGTGTAATGACAACAAGAATTAAATCAGTAGACGGAAAAATAGTTCCTTTATCAACCGAAGAAGAAAATCAATTTAAGATTGATAAAGAGAATTACGAAAAAGATTTTAGAAGAATTAGAGATGAAAGAAATCGTCTATTACAAGAAACAGATTGGATTGTAATTAGAGAAAGAGAACAAAATGGTTCTGTCCATAACTTTGAAGCATTTATGAAATACAGACAAGAATTAAGAGATATTCCGACTAAATATAATAAAGTAAGTTTAGTTCAATGGCCGACAAAACCAGAAATTGATTTAGGATAAACATATGCCACTATCAAAGATAACAACAAAATCAATTACAGATGGAACTATTGCAGCTGCAGATTTAGCTAGTGATGCAGTTACTTCTGCAAAGATTGCTGATGGTGTTATCGTAACAGCAGACCTTGCAGATAATTCTATTACCCAAGCAAAAATTAACTCATCTGTTCAATTAGGTGCTGGATATTATATAGATAAAACTGGTTCAGTAGTTGGTAATACAAGTGGTAGAGATAATTTATTTCGTGTAAATACAAATGCAACAACTGGAAATGTTAACATAGCTGCAAACAACAATGCATCTGTCGCTGGGCCACTTACAATTGCAAACGGAACAACTTTAACAATTTCAAATACTGGAAGGTTAGTTATATTATGAGTACTTTATCTGTAAATACAATAACACCACAAACTGGTACTACCACTACAATAAATGCAAATACAGTTGTTTCATCTGGTAAAACCTTTACTGCGCCTGGCTCTGTGATTCAAATTGTAGGTAATACTAATTCAACATATAATGGTGGTGCGAGTGCTGGTCTAGCAAATGATGATACAATACCACAACAATCAGAAGTACATATGTGTGTAGAAGTAAATATAACACCTAGATTTGCAAACAGTAAATTGTATATACAAGCGAGTATTCCTGGCGGTCATCAAAACAACACAAAATCAGCTTGTTGTTTATTTAAAGATAGTGGTGGAGCAATACAAGTTCTACCTCAATATTTTGAAACTAATAATGTGAGTGCTTCTTGGAATTTAACACATTTTATGGATGCTGGTTCAACTGCTACTGCTACTTTCAAAGTGGGATTAGGTGGTAATAGTGGTAACCATTATCAAAATGGTGATGCATCAAGTAGAAAATATGGTGGTGCTTCTGCTTCTACGATAGTGATTATGGAGATTGCACAATGAGTACATTAAACGTAGGAACAATCGCATCAAAAACTGGAAATTCTTCAATAACAATTGCTGATAATGGTAATACTACTATTGCAAACGGAGTAACTTTAAACTCTAGTGTTGAACAAAGTGGTTCTACTTTACCACAATTAGGTATGTTCAAACTTTTAGACACTACAATATCAAGTGCTGTTTCTGAATTTGATATATCATCCACAAATATAAATTCTACATTTGATGATTATTTTTGTATATTTAATTTAAGAGCCGCAGGGGATAACGAAGATTTAGCATTTAGAGTTTTTGTTGGAGGAGTTATTCAAACTGGAAATATTTATGGTTATGAAATTGCAGCTTTATCTAGTTCCACTTACGAAGGTAGTAATGCAAATAATCTTGGAAAGTTTAATGTGACTAATATTGGTAATGCTACTGGAGAGAATATAAGTGGTCATTTTTATATGCACAATGTTAATAGCACGACTCATCCTTTTAATATGATGGGTCAATCAACACAATATAATACCTCTGGTTTACCAAATTCAAATCATTTTTCTAATCATTTAATACCTGCTAACGTAGCTAATGTTGTTAATGGAATTAGATTCTTTTTTACTGGTGGTAATATAGCTGCTGGTAGAGTAAAATTATTTGGAATTAAATAAGGAAATAAAATGAGCACATTAAAAGTTGGAACAATTGCAGACCACGCTAATGGTAATAGTGCAATAACTATAGATAGTTCTGGTAATACCAGTATTCCATCTGGTAGAGTTTTAAATGCTCCTGGCCATATTCTTCAAGTTGCACAAGGTAAATTTCTTGGTAATGAAGTTTCAAACGCATCTGATTTTGTTGATATTACAAATTTAACTGCAACACTTACTCCAGCAGCAGCTACAAGTAAATTTTTGATTACATTTCATGTCAACGCAAGTGCAAATGATAATCAAAGAGGTGGTATTAGAGTAGTAAGAAGTATTGGTGGTGGTTCTTTCAGTACTTTTGATTTACCAGATTTTAGTGCTGGCTCTTTAGGTGGTGCGACTACTTCTCAAGGTAGTAGACTACGAGCCCATAGTATCTTTACTGGCAGAGGTTCAAATTTACCAAATGACTCAACCACAATGACTTTATTTGACCATCCAAATACAACATCTGCTGTAACTTATAAGGTTCAAGGTATGGTAGAGGGGTCAAATTACATTTATATCAATACTTTTCAAACATTCACTGATGCAAATACGATATTTGCACCTATATCTACATTAACTCTTATGGAAGTTGCTGGTTAATCTCAAACACATTTTCCTTATAAATACTTAAAAAGGATTGTGTAATGGCACTCATTGAAAATATATTTATTGACCAAGACGCTGATTTTTCAAAAACAATCACAGCAAAAGATTCTACTGGAACAGTTATTAATTTATCTGGATTTTCAGTTGCAGCTATGTTGAGAAAAAATCATCTCTCATCTACTTCAGTAAGTTTTACTACAAGTATAACAAGTGCATCTGATGGAACAATTACAATAACACTTACCGACACACAAACAGCTGCATTAGAAGCTGGTCGTTTTGTTTATGATGTTGTCATAACATCTAGTGGTGGATTAAAGACAAGAGTTGTTGAGGGTCAAGCAACAATCAATCCTAGTGTAACGAGGTAGAACAATATGGCAATTCCTTCAACAAAAGCAACTTTCAAAGAATATTGTTTGAGAAGTTTAGGTAAACCAGTTATTGATATAAATGTTGATGATGACCAAGTAGATGATAGAATAGATGAAGCACTTCAATATTTTGCACAATATCATTATGATGGTGTAGAAAGAGTTTATCTAAAACACGCAATCACACAAGCAGAAATAGATAGAGCTGCAACTAATTCTTCTGAAAGTGTAACTGATAAATTAGATAATTCTATAAGTGCAACATGGTTAGAGGGAAAAGGTTTTATACCAGTTCCAGATACAATTGTTTCAGTTATTAAAATCTTTGATTTCACAGATAAAAATACAACCAATATGTTTGATATTCGTTATCAACTTCGTCTGAATGATTTATATGATTTCAGTAGTGAATCAATCATCCATTATCACATGACCAGACAACATTTAGATTTTCTTGACCATATTCTCGTTGGTGAAAAACCAATAAGATTCAATCAACATCAAAATCGTTTGTATATAGATATGGATTGGAAAAATGATTTAGCAGCTGGTGAGTTTTTTATTATCGAAGCATATAGAAAATTAAATCCAAACACCTTGACAGATATATATGATGATATATTTCTAAAAAGATATGCGACTGCATTAATTAAAAGACAATGGGGTGCAAACTTATCTAAGTTTGAAGGAGTTCAAATGTTAGGTGGAGTTACTCTAAATGGTGCGAAGATTTTTGAAGAAGCACAAGCAGACCTAGAAAAATTAGAAGAACAAATTCAACTTGCATATGAGTTACCACCAGATTACATGATGGGATAAGTTATGGGAACAAACGTATATTTTAATACTGGTACTCAATCTGAAAAAAATCTATATGAAGATTTAATGATTGAACAACTCAGAATTTATGGACAAGATGTTTTTTATATTCCAAGAACATTAGTTAAGGAAGATGAACTTCTTGGAGAAGATGTATTGTCTAAATTTGGTGATGCATATCAGATAGAAATGTACTTTGAAAATGTAGAAGGATATGAGGGTGAAAAAGAAATCATGTCCAAGTTTGGTTTACAAATGAACGAAGATGTTACATTTGTTGTATCAAGAAGAAGATTTGAACAGCTTGTATCAACGGATAGTAATTTAATTATCAAGACAAGACCCAATGAGGGTGACTTAATTTATTTTGACAAAGTAAAAAAGATGTTTGAAATATCTTTTGTAGACCATGATGACCCTTTCTATCAAGTACACAATATACCAGCTTTTAAACTTAAATGTAAAACCTTTCAGTATTCTGGTGAGGATTTGGATACTGGTATCGAAGAGATTGATGCAATTGAATCTGCAAACTCTCTGGATATGTTACAACATCAATTAACACTAGAAGATGGTACTGGACAAATACAACTTGAAACTGGTGACTATATAATACAAGAGAGTTTTGTTGTTGACACAATTGATGAAAACGCAATGAATGATTTCTTTGATAAACAAGATGACACGATATTAGATTTTACAGAATCTAATCCATTCGGTGATATAGGGAAAGTAGGATAATATGTTAGGACAACAATTTTACCATGAAACAATGCGAAAGGTTGTGGTAGCCTTTGGAACAATCTTTAATAATATTAATATTGTAAGAACAAATAGTTCTGGTGAAGTAACACAAAGTATGAAAGTTCCACTTGCATATGGCCCAAAACAAAAGTTTTTGACAAGATTAAGAGAAGATGCAACTCTAACAAAAAAAGTTGCACTTACTTTACCAAGAATAGGTTTTGAAATATCTGGCATAGCTTATGATGCATCCAGAAAACTTAATTCTATACAAAAATTAAAAAAAGTAAATTCATCAACTGATGGTAAAACTATGAGTTCACAATTTATGCCTGTTCCATATAATATGGATTTTTCATTAGCAGTCATGGCAAAGAACTCTGATGATGCGTTACAGATTGTAGAACAGATATTACCATTCTTTCAACCAGATTATACAATTACATTAAATGATAATACTGCAATGGGAACAACAAGAGATGTTCCAATTATTTTAAATGGTGTATCATACGAAGATTCTTATGAGGGTGATTTTTCAGAGAGAAGAGTATTAGTATATACATTAACTTTTACATCTAAGTTTTATCTCTATGGCCCAGTAACAGACCAGAAGGTTATTAAGTCTGTACAAGTTGACCAGTATACAGATGTTCAAGTTAATGCACCTAAGAGAGAACAAAGATATACAGTCGCACCGTCACCATCTAGTGCAGATGCAGATGACAATTTTGGATTTAACGAAACTACATCATTCTTTCAAGATGCTCAAAATTTTAATGAGGTAACTGGTGAGGATGATGATGACTCCTAAATACTAAAAAGGAATAAACATGGCAATCAGAAAAATAAATAGTCGTTCAATTGAAGATGGTTCAATCGCAACAGCAGATATAGCAAACAATGCAGTAACAGATGCAAAGTTTTCTGGTTCTTCTGGTGCTGGATTTTTTATTGGTGAAAACGGTTCAACTGGTGATGCATCAAATGGTAAAGGTGATATCTTTCGTGTGAATGAATCAACTTTAAATACTAGTGTGACAATTGCATCTGGTGATAACGCATCAGCAGCTGGGCCATTAACGGTATCAAGTTCTGGTACAGTAAATTTAGTAGTATTAGGTAATCTAACAATAGTTTAGGAAAATAAAATGGCTGGAACACTAACAGTAGATAATGCAAATGTAGATACAATTTTAAATAAAGCAGGTAGTGGTGGTACTAATGTTAAAATAAACAATACCTCTACTTATGTGGGTGAAGGTGGTGCTGGAACACAGAACGCTGTACAAGGTATAGCTAAAGTTTGGATTGCTTATGATAATCAAGTAGGACAAGGCGGTAATACTAATACTGAATACATATGGGATAGTTTTAATGTTGGTGGTTTTACAGACCATGCAAGTGGCCTTTCAACTGTAACTTATACTAATGCTATGAATGGTACTAAGTATGCAGTAGCAGCAATGTCAAATACACAGTCTGATTCAAGAAAATTGAATGTATTATGTTTTGAGTTAGACCAAACTAATGCTGGTACTGCACCCACTACAACCAGTATAAAAGTTGAAAATATTGCTGGTTCAAATGGTTCTGGTGGTGGTGTAGGACAAGACCCTAAACTTGCTTCTTTTACAATACACGGAGACTTAGCATAATGGCATCAACACTTAAAGTACAAAATATTGCACATACTGGTGGAACAACTGCTGCTACTGTAAGTAGTGGTGGAGTAGTTACATTTCCTAATAAACCAATAGGTGCATCACCAATAGATATTATAGCAAATAGTACAACTGCTGTTAGTGGTGCTGCAAATATAGAAATAGATTTATCAACAGATACAAATTATATCATGCAACAAATAATATTATTTGATGTTTTAGCTTCTACTAATCAAGATATGTATCTGTATTTAAGAACAACTGGAGGTTCATTCAGAGAAAGCAGTAATGAATATGAATGGGTAGTGATGGAAAGAAAAAATGGAGTTGATACTAATGGAACTGGGTCAAATGGAGATAGCAAAATAAGACTTAATTGGTATAGCGTAGGAACAACCTCAGATGAGAAATGTATATTTACATTAAACTTTTTCCATGCAGGTTCAACTAATCGCACAACAGTAGGTTGGAATGGAATTGGTACTGCAAGTGATGGACACCCAGTAGTTAGAGAAGGTAGTGGAAAAGTTTTAGTAGATGAAAGTAATGATAAAATAAGATTAACTATTAATAGTGGAAATATATCTGCTGGTGGGTATGTACATTACGGATATAGGAGAACGCTATGACAAGTATAATTATTTGGAATTAAATAAGGAAAATTAAATGAGTACATTATTTGTAAATAATTTAAAAAATGCAGCTGGTAACGGTATACCTTATACAACTGGTGCAGTATTACAAGTTAAAAATGCTATATTAACTACTCACTTTGAATTTACAAATACAAGCTTTGTTGATATTACTGGTTTAACAGTAAATATAACTCCTAATTCTAGCAATAGTAAAATGTTAGTAACAGCTCATCTTGGTGCAGTTTCTGGAGGAGGAGCACATGCACAAATGTTTGGATTCGTTAGAGATAGTACAGTAATAGGACAATCTACATCATCTGCAACTACGCTTGCATCATTTGGTCAATATTATGGTAATAACACTCAATATTTTGCACCTATGTCTGGTCAAGTATTAGATGAACCAAATACAACAAGTCAAATAACTTATAAATTGCAAGGTAAAACTTCTGGAAGCACTACTTATATAAATAGGTGGGCATCAAATAACAGTCAATTTGGATTTAGTTCAAGCATTACAGTTATGGAAATAGGTGGATAATGGTTAAAAGTTCTGTAGATGTTTTAGATAATGTTCTAGGTATCACAGATGTTGTGGAAACAAGCACATCTACAGTAACATTACCAAATGTAAAAGTACCAGAAGAAGTTGACAATGATTATAAGTATCAGAGAGAAAACTTCTATCGTTTAGTAGAAAGAGGACAAGATGCAATAGATGGAATATTAGAACTTGCAAAAGAAAGTGAACACCCTCGTTCATATGAAGTTGCTGGTAATCTAATTAAACAAGTTGCAGACGTTACAGAAAAGTTAGGTGATTTACAAGTCAAGATGCAGAAATTAAAAGAAGTTCCAAATAACGCACCGAAGAATGTAACTAACGCATTATTTGTTGGTTCAACTTCAGAACTTCAAAAAATGTTAAAAGGAAAGTAATATGTCTACATTAACACAAGTTGGAAATACTTCAATTGAAGGTAACACAACGACACTTGCAGCTGGAGATATAGACCCCTCTAATGATACACTTATAGTTTTTGATACATCTACTTCATCATTAAAAAGAGTTAGTTCTAGTGCTTTAGGTGGTGGGTCTTTCAAAGGTGATGCTGGGGGTGGATTAAAAGATATATTCAGAGTCCATGAAGCACAACTAGATACTAATTTAACTTTTGATGCTAATACTAACTCACTTGCAGCTGGGCCATTGACAATTGCAAGTGGTGTAACATTAACAATTAACGGAAGTGTAACAATCGTATGAGTACAATCAAAGTAGATACAATTACAGCAAGAGCTGGTTCTGGAACAGTTTCATTAACGTCTGGTAATAATCTTTCAGTTGCTGGTACTTCAACATTTACTGGAGCTGCAACTTTTGGTGAGATAAGACCTAATAACATTGCAAGTACAAGTGGTACAAACGCAATATCTATTTCTAGTGGTGGTGTAGTTACTCTTTCACAATCTTCACAAAGAGCTCAATCATTTAGGTTAAGTCAAAATGTAAGTGGTGGAAATAATTTACAAGAATTTACACCATTTGAAGAAACAGACACAGACTATACAAGAGTGGGAAGTGCTAATTGGACATTTAATGGAGGTTTTTTTACTGTCGCACAAACTGGCACATATTTATGTTATTATCATTGTTCAATACTTGCTGGTGGTGGTGGCGATGAATTTGATTTAGGTGTGCAGATAAGTACAAATGGTGGTGCCTCTTATAATACTAGAGCAAGAACTTTTGGATTTGAAAATGGTCAAAAAAATAGTGCAAGTAATCAATTTATTTTTACTGTTTCAGCTACAAGTGGATTCAGATTGAGAATGATTGCAGGCGAAGTAAATACTATTGCGACTGCAACTACAATATTAGGTAATACGAGCATGACTGAAACTGGAATAATGTTTGTAAAGCTAGGAGTGATTTGATGTCATCAAAAATTAAAGTAGACTCAATTGAAACTGTATCTGGAAGTGGTACAATATCCATACCAACTGGTAATAATCTTTCAGTTGCTGGAACTTCATCATTTACTGGTGCGTTAACTGCTGCAGATATTAGAGCTACTGCAATAAAAAGTTCAACTGGTAATACTGCAACTACAATCGCAAATGACGGCACAGTAACTTTTGCAAGTCCTCCAACTGGTGCTGGGTCTATGATTAAATTATTAGATGCGACAATATCTAGTTCAGTAGCAAATTATGATATTACATCTACACATATAAATTCTACATATGATGATTATTTACTTATAACCAATTTAGCTCCAGCAGCAGATAATAATAACCTTTTAATGAGAATATTTATTGGTGGTGGACTTAGAACTGATAGTATATATGCTTATGAAGTTGCAAGAACCAGTAGTAGTTCTTACAATGAATCAAATGCAGAAAGTTATTTTAGACTACAACTTAGTGGTGTTGGAAATGCAACAGGCGAAAATATACTAGTCAAAATTCATTTACATAATATAAACTCTTCAAATTTTGCTTTTAATTATACTGGTATGACAAATATATTTAATACAAATGGTACACATAATGGTCACTCCGTAACTGGTTCTTTACTTGTTACAAAGGTAAGTGATGTTGTAAATGGATTAAGATTTTATTTTAATGGTGGTAATATAGCTAGTGGAACTGTTAAATTATATGGAATTAAATAAGGAAATTAAATGAGTCAAATAACAGTAACAAATATTCAAGGTCAAACTTCTGGTGGTAATGCAAACAAAGTTATTATAACATCTGGTCATACATTAGAGGTAACAAGTAACTCTACGATAGGTGGTTCACTTACTGCACCAGATATTAGAGCTACAACTATTAAAAGTTCAACTGGTAATACTGCAATAACAGTTGCAAATAATGGTAATATTACTACTAATAATATAGTTACACCAAAAACTACAAGTTTTGTATTTGTATATGCACAAGGTTCAAATGGTTATAACACAGTTGCTACTGATTCATATTTACCTTTAAATGCTATATATCAAAGCAAAGGTACTGGGTCATCTAATTATAATACTTCAACATATAAGTATACAGCACCAGTTAATGGAATTTATTTTATTTCTTTAGCTGGAATAACTAACTCAACAAGTACATCTGGTCATTTTGATTTGGATATTAATGGCACAAAACAATATGTTTTAACATGGACTGATGGTAGAGATTATCATAGTTCAGTACATCAATATTTAAATGCTGGAGAAGTTGTTGGATTTAAAAGTGCTAATACTTCTGGTTATTATAGACATAGTGATAGTTTACCAAGTGCCTCACATTATACTTATGGTATTTTTAATTTAATTCAGGAGCTAGTATAACATGGCATTAACAAAATTAAATGCTGCAGCTTTACCAGCTGGTAGTGTAATACAAACAATATCAAGTGAATTTAATACTCCAAGTTCATTTAGTTCAACTACAACTTCAAATACTTCTACAGATGTTATGTCTGCTACAATTACACCAAAGTTTTCTTCAAGTAAAATTTTAGTTAAAGTAAAAGTTACTGCTGGTGCTGCTGGTGTTAACTATGAATTTTCTTGTGGAGTAAAAAGAGGCTCTACTAGAATTGGCGGCAATACTGACCCCACTGATTTATTTTTAGGTAATAATATTGGTGCTTCTGGTCATCCAGCTGGTGAAGGGCCAACAACTGTATACTTTGAAACTTTAGATTCTCCAGCGACAACTAGTGCAACAACCTATACTAGTTATATTTATGGTGGTGAATCTTCTACTTATTATATTAATCGAGGAAATTCTACAAATAATACAAGACTTTGGGCTAACTCTGGTAATTCTACAATTACATTAATGGAGATTAAGGTTTAATCAGAAATGTCAGATATAAACCACTATCTTGGAAATCCTCTACTTAAAAAAGCAAATGTTCAAGTAGAATGGACACAAGAACAAATTCTAGAATATAAAAAGTGTATGGATGACCCTCTGTACTTTTGTAAGACATACATAAAGATTGTTAGTCTTGATGAGGGTCTTGTTCCTTTTGATGTATATCCATTTCAAAAAGAAATGTTAGGAACAATTCATAATAATCGTTTTACTATTTGTAAACTCCCCAGACAATCTGGTAAGACAACTACAATTATATCTTATATACTTCACTATGTTCTATTCAACGAACAGATGAGAGTAGCGATACTTGCAAACAAAGCTGCGACTGCAAGAGATATTCTTTCACGACTTCAACTTGCATATGAAAATCTACCAAAGTGGATGCAACAAGGAGTTATGTCTTGGAATAAAGGTTCTCTGGATTTAGAGAATGGTTCTCGTATCGTTGCATCTTCTACATCTTCAAGTGCAGTTCGTGGTGGTTCATACAATATGATATTCTTGGATGAGTTTGCTTTCGTACCTCACAATGTTGCAGAGGATTTTTTTAGTTCTGTGTATCCTACAATTTCTTCTGGACAAAGTACAAAAGTTGTGATAGTATCAACACCAAATGGTATGAATCTTTTTTACAAACTTTGGTCTGATGCAGAGAGTGGTAAAAATTCTTATCAACCTATTGAAGTACATTGGAGTGAAGTGCCTGGCCGTGATGAAAAATGGAAAACAGAAACTATTGCAAACACTTCTCAAGAACAATTTAATCGTGAATTTGAATGTGAGTTTTTAGGTTCTATCAATACTCTTATACATCCAACTAAAATTAAATCTATGGTTTTTGAAGAACCTATACAACGAAATGCTGGTTTAGAATTGTATAAGAAACCAGAAAAAGGTAGAACATACTCATTGATTGCTGATGTCGCAAGAGGAACGGAACAAGACTACTCTGCATTTTTAGTTTTTGATGTATCTGAACTCCCATATCGTATTGTTGCAAAATATCGCAACAACGAAATTAAACCTTTACTATTTCCAAATATCATTCATGACGTTGCAAAGGCATACAATAACGCATATGTAATGATTGAGGTGAATGATATTGGAGAACAAGTTGCAACTGCAATGCAATATGATTTAGAATATGATAACTTAATAATGGCATCTATGCGTGGTAGAGCTGGTCAAATATTAGGAACTGGATTTTCTGGTGGTAAAGTACAATTAGGTGTAAGAACAACTAAAGCAGTAAAAATGTTAGGATGTTCAAATCTAAAACAATTGATTGAAACAGATAAACTAATTATAAATGATTATGATACTATAACAGAGTTTTCTACTTTTGTCAAACATGGACAATCATTTCAAGCAGAAGAAGGACACACAGATGACCTTGCAATGTGTTGTGTATTGTTTGGGTGGATGACTAATCAAACTTACTTCAAAGAATTGACTAATGTAGATATACGAGAAAGAATGTTTTTAGAACAACAACAACAATTAGAACAAGATATGGCTCCTTTTGGTTTTGTTGATGATGGTATTAATGACCCTATGGGAGAAACGGTAATTGATGAATACGGACAAAAATGGAGTCCAGTAGTAAGAAACTATGATAGCAGTTGGTAAAATACTACATAATATCAATTATATCATTTTCATATTTAATGAAACAATTTGAACAAACAATTTTAGATTTATCTATTAAGTAAACTATTTCTTGTCTTGATTTTTTATTAAGACCTTTTCTTTTTGAGATACTTCTAATCTGTTTATCGTGAGGATAAAACTTTAAACACATAGTTTCACTTTCATTACATAAACAACAAGACTTGTTTGCAAGATATTCATGCACCCATCTCATTCTTTTTATGTAATGTCTTTTAGAAACTTCTTTGATTGTGTCTTTATATTTTGTATAAAAATCCATGTATGTATTTATAAACTCAAGTGCATATAAAAAACGATTTGTAAAACATTATTTTACTAAATATAATCAAAGAATAGAATTTGACAAAGAACAAGGAGAAAACATATGCCTTTTCAAGTATCGCCTGGGGTTCTCGTCAAAGAGGTTGACTTAACTAATGTAGTTCCTGCCGTATCAACATCTATTGGTGCAATTGCTGGTGCCTTTGAAAAAGGGCCAGTAAATGAAATAACTGCAATTAGTTCTGAAGAAGAATTAGTCAAAATCTTTGGTAAACCTAACGGAAATAATTTTGAGACTTTCTTTACTGCTTCTAACTTTCTTCAATACGGAAACGCATTAAGAGTTGTTAGAGCACAAAGTGGAATCTTAAACGCCATGTCTGGTGGAAGTGGTTTATTAATAAAAAACAATGATGATTACTCAAATAATTACGCAGCTGGTCAAGCATCTTCTGGAGAGTTTGGTGCAAGAACTGCTGGAACACATGGTAACTCTTTAGGAGTTGCATTATGTGCTGGTGCAGCTGCATACGAAGAAACATTTTCTGGAAATACTGGAACATTAGGAGTTGTAGAAGGTACTCCAGCTGCTGGTGCAACTTCAGTAGTTATTGACAATGGTGGTGGTTCTGCTGGTGCCGGTGGTGCAAAATTTAATGTTGGTGACATAGTACACTTTTTTGAAGCAGATGGTCAAGAGTATGAAGTAACTGCAATATCAACTGACACACTTACAATCAGACAAAAAGATGACCCAAATGGTAAAGGTTTAAAAACTGCACTTGCAGATGCAACAAACGTAAGACGAAGATTTAGATTTTACGATTTGTTTGATGGTGCGCCTGGCACTTCAACTTTTGCAACTGGTAAAGGTGTAAGCACAGACGAATTGCATATTGTAGTATTTGACAGAACTGGAGATATTTCTGGTTTTCGTGCAGACACAGCTGGTGAAAGAACACTTTCAGTTTTAGAAACTTTTCCTTTAGTTTCTCAACATCCAAATGCAAAAACACCTCAAGGTAATGCAAACTTTTATCCAGAGGTAATTTTTAGACAATCAGAATTTATTTACTGGTTAGACCACCCAAGTGCATTATCAAACGCTGGAACAGCATTAACTGCTGGTAACAGTTATGCAACTGGTACTGGAACAACTGGTGAAATTAATTTTAATCTAAGTGGTGGAACTGATGACTTTGCACTAACAGTTGGTGAGTTAGATTCTGCATATACGTTGTACGAAGATGCAGAAACAGTAGATGTAAATCTAATTATGGCTGGTGCAAGTCCAGCTGGAACAGATGGTATTACTCATGCAACCAACTTGATTGATATCGCAGAAAAAAGAAAAGATGTTGTGGTATTCATATCACCTCGAAGAGCAGATGTTGTTAATGTAACAAGTTCAACAACACAAACAAATAACATTAAAACTTTCTTTGATAGTTTATCAAGTTCATCATACTGTGTATTTGATAGTGGATACAAATTTCAGTTTGATAAGTTTAATGATGTATTTAGATTTATACCATTAAACGGAGATATCGCTGGTCTTTGTGCAAACACAGATAATGTTGCAGACCCATTTTTCTCTCCTGCTGGTTTTAACAGAGGACAAATCAGAGGTGCAGTAAAACTTGCATACAATCCTACAAAAGCACAAAGAGATATTTTATATCCAGCAAGGGTAAATCCAGTAATAACAATTCCTGGCCAAGGAACTGTGTTATTCGGTGATAAGACTGCTCTTGCAAAACCAAGTGCATTTGATAGAATTAATGTTCGTAGATTGTTTATCTTACTTGAGAAAGCAATTGCAACTGCATCTAAGTTTCAACTCTTTGAATTCAATGATGAATTTACAAGAGCACAATTTAGAAATCTTGTAGAACCATTCTTGAGAGATATTCAAGGTCGAAGAGGTATTACAGATTTTAGTGTGGTCGCAGACGGAACTAATAATACTGGTGAAGTAATTGATAGAAATGAGTTTGTTGCAGACATCTTTATCAAACCTGCTAGGTCTATCAACTTTATCCAACTTAACTTTATCGCAGTTAGAACTGGGGTAGCATTTTCAGAGATAGGGGGTTAATCATGGCAACAATAGATGAATTTAAAGCAAACCTTGTCGGTGGCGGTGCAAGAGCAAATCAATTTCGTATTACTTTCAATACGCCTGGGGCTATAGCAGTTGCGTTGGATATAAGACGAAGTTCATTTTTAACAAGAACTGGACAACTGCCAGGCAACACAGTCGGTGAAGTTGTAGTTCCATTTAGAGGTAGAGCGTTATATCTTGCTGGTGACAGAGAGTATGAAACATGGACAACTACTGTATTGAATGATACAGACTTTATGGTTAGAAATGCAATGGAAAGATGGAGTAACGGAATGAATGATTTCGTTACTGGTACTGGTCTTACAAATGTTTCAGATTATACTGCTGACTTAACAGTAGAACAACTTGATAGAGATGATACTGTTTTGAAAACATACTTTTTAAGAAACTGTTTTCCACAAGCAATAACTGCAATTGACCTAAGTTATGATACGACAACTGAAATTGAAACTTTTGACATCACTTGGAGATATACACACTTTGAAACCTCTTCAGTAAACTTCTAATAGTTCTTACTAAATAGAACAAAAGGAGTTATTATGGCTGAGTTTTTTGGTTTTAGTATAACAAGAAAAAAAGATGATGCAGAGTCCTTTACTCTGCCATCATCTGATGATGGTGCAGAAGATATAGCATCTGGTGGATTTTTTTCTTCAGTATATGATATTGAAGGAAGAGATAAAACTCAATATGATTTGATTAAAAGATATAGAAATATATCTCAACAACCAGAATGTGATAGTGCAATTGAAGATATAGTTAGTGAGGGTATCGCAGCTAACGAAAATGATTCCCCCATTTCACTTCAACTTGACGGTCTGAAACAATCCTCAAAAGTTAAAAGTAGAATTAAAGAAGAGTTCGATAGAGTTCTTCAACTATTAATGTTTCAAGAAAAAGGACATGACATCTTTCGTAGATGGTATGTTGATGGTCGTTTATTTTATCATAAAGTGATTGATAAAAAAGAACCACGAAAAGGTATTACTGAGTTAAGATATATAGACCCTCAAAAAATTAAAAAAGTGAGGGAAAAAATTGTTGGTAAACCAAATCCAATTACTGGTGTAGAAGAAAAAGTAAAGACTGAAGAATTTTATATCTACAATGAAAATGGTATCGCAACTGGTGGTACTATGGATAGTGGATTAAAAATAACAAAAGATTCTATTGCATATTGCCCTTCTGGTATTATTGACCAGAATAGAGGTTCAGTATTATCTTATCTACACAAAGCAATCAAACCAGTAAATCAATTACGAATGATTGAAGATAGTCTTGTTATTTACAGAATATCAAGAGCTCCAGAAAGAAGAATATTCTACATTGATGTTGGTAATCTACCAAAGATAAAAGCAGAACAATATCTAAAAGATGTTATGAATCGTTATCGTAACAAACTGGTGTATGATGCATCTACTGGTGAAATTCGTGACGATAGAAATCATATGTCAATGTTGGAAGATTTTTGGTTACCAAGAAGAGAAGGTGGAAGAGGTACAGAGATTACCACTTTGCCAGGCGGTTCTAATCTTGGTGAGATTGATGATATAATTTATTTTCAAAGAAAACTTTATAGGTCATTGAATGTACCAATTTCAAGAATGGAAGCTGAAAGTAATTTTAGTCTTGGTAGGTCAACTGAAATAACAAGAGATGAATTAAAGTTTACTAAGTTTGTTCAAAGATTAAGAAAAAAATTCTCTGTAATATTTCATGATTTATTACGCACACAACTTATTCTAACTGGTGTTATTGCTGAAGAAGAATGGAGTGCAATGAAAGAACACATTGCATATGACTTTTTACAAGACGGTCATTTTGCAGAGTTGCGTGATGCAGAAATTTTAAGAGAACGTCTTGAAATGTTAGGAACAGTTGAACCATATGTTGGAAACTTTTTTTCAAAGAGATGGGTTCAAAAGAATGTTCTTCGTCAAACAGATGAAGAAATAGAAACCATGACCAAAGAAATGGATAATGAAGGTGGTGGTGAAGAAGATGGAGATGAAATGATATGACAAAAGAAATAATTGATGCGATTGCAGCTGGAGATAATCTAGGTGCAGAGACAGAATTTAAAAATGCGATACAAACTAAAGTTGGTGATGCACTTGAAATAAAAAGAAAAGAAGTTGCAAACACAATGGTATCGCAACATATACCAGAAGTAGAGGAAGATGAAGAAATTCAATCAGATTGAGTTGCCTGAAAAGGATGAGCACAAGAGAACGAAAGAATATAAAAAACTGTCTCCTAAAATGAAAGAGGCTGTTGACGATATTTTTAAGAAAATGGATGCTAAACCTTCGGATTTCCTAAATACTTTTGAAAAAACTATAAAAGACGTATCTCGTAAGTATAAAGTTCGTGAAAAAGAGCTACATAAATACTTTGAAAAAGAGATGTTAGGAGAATACGGATATGGCGGTTAGTGCAGTAACACTCAAAGACACGGATTATGAAACAGTCGTTAAGGTAACAACAACTGGAACAAATAGTGCTGCTAGTATCATTGATGCATCAGCACTTTCTGGTGCAGATACAAACCCAAGACTTGCAATAGTTGCTTGTCAATGGACAACTGGTAACCAAACAAATATTTTATTTGATGCAACTTCAAATGTTGTTGCATTATCATTGAACGGAAATGGTTCATATAATGTAGGTTCTCAACAAATGCCATCAATACCTAACAATGCTGGTAGTGGTGTAACTGGTGATATACTATTAACAAATGGTAGTGCATCAGTAGGAACAATTTGGTTAAAGTTAAGAAAAGTATCTGGTTACGATAACCTCGCATAAAGGATAGGACTATGAAATTAATATCAGAACATTTTAGTGATGATGTAGAATACATCAAAGAAGAAGATGAGAAAACTGGTAAAAATAATTACAAACTAAAAGGAATATTTCTACAATCAGAGATTAAAAATCGAAATGGTAGAGTATATCCTTTTGAAGTCTTAGACAAAGAGGTAAAGAGATATAATAAAGAGTTTGTAGAACAGAATCGTGCTTATGGTGAACTTGGTCACCCAGAAGGCCCGACTGTAAACTTAGATAAAGTATCTCATATGGTTACAAGTCTAAAACCAGATGGTAAAAATTTCATTGGTGAAGCTAAAGTTATGGGAACACCAATGGGAACAATAGTAAAAAATATTATGGATGATGGTGGTAAACTCGCAGTTTCTTCAAGAGGTATGGGTAGTTTGGAACAAAAAAATGGTGCAAACTACGTCAAAGACGATTTCTACCTTGCAACTGCTGCTGACATTGTTGCAGACCCCTCTGCACCTAATGCTTTCGTACAAGGAATTATGGAAGGTAAAGAGTGGATTTGGAATAATGGTTTGTTACAAGAACAAGAAGTGGCGGAAATCAAGAAAGAAATGGAACGTAATGTGCGTTCTAGAGAAGCGAATTACCAAGCATTGGCTTTCGCAAAATTCCTTAAAAAGTTATAATTTATAAATATAATGAATAAGGATTAATATTAATCAAGGAGACTTCAAATGTCAGAAATAGATAAGACAATTGAGGAATTAGAACAAGAAGTTCTTGATGACTTGAATGAAGCAGAACACGGTATGAAGAAAGATACTTCCGCTCCAGCAAAAGCTGGTGGTAAACCTGACCCAATGAAAAAGGTTGACGGTGAAGTACAAGATACTGGGCCTGCTGTCGTTAAAGGTGATGCACCTAAAAAGGATTTAGCAAAGTCAGCAAAGAAAGACAGTTCTATTCCAGTTAAAACTAAAGGGGATGAAAAACCAATGAAAATGAAAGAAGATTCAACTGGTTATACAGACGAAGAAATTCGTGACTTATGTCATTCCAAAGACCACGACTGTGCTACAGTCGTAGAACACCCAGTATGGGGAAAAGGTAAACCAGTTCATGGTTCACACGCATTACCAACTGATGACGGATATGTAGAATGGTATGACGTTCAATTCAAACATGGTATCGAAGAAAAAGTCATGGCAGAAGATATGAAAGTAACTGTATCAGAAGCACATCACAAAGAAGGTATGCACCCAGAAAAAATGACTAAAGAAAAACTTCATGCAGCTATGCATGGTATGATGAAGAAAATGAACAAAGAAACTTTAGTCGCCACTTACAAAGCGATGGAGGGTGGTCATGAACCTACTGAAGAACAGTTGGAACTTGATGGTTTAAATAAAGCAAAAGCTGCTATTGAGAAAAGACTTTCATCAATCAATGTTAAAGAGGATGTTGATGCATTAGTACAAGGTGAAGAACTTTCAGAAGAGTTTCAAAAGAAAGCCGCAACAATATTTGAAGCTGCAGTAAAATCAAAAGTACGTTCAGAAATTGAAAGAATTGAGGAAGAAAAAACTCAAGAGGTTTCAAGTGAAGTTGAAACTTTCAAAACTGAACTTGCAGAAAAAGTTGACGGTTATCTTGACTATGTTGTTAAAGAGTGGATGACAGAGAATGAACTCGCAATCGAAAGAGGTCTAAAGGGAGAAATCGCAGAGGACTTTATCGGTGGGTTAAAGGCACTTTTTGAAGAACATTATATTGATGTTCCAGATGAGAAGTATGATATTCTTGAGTCACAAGCATCTAAGATTGATGAACTCGAAAACAAACTCAACGAAACCATTGGTAAGTTGACTGAAAAGAACAAATCTGAAAATGAACTTGTTCGTGAAGCAGTAATCAATGAAGTTTCATCTGACCTTGCAGAAACACAAAGTGAAAAATTTGCAGAGTTAATCAAAGATGTAGACTTTACTGATAAAGAGTCATTTACTGATAAACTGAATACTTTAAAGGAAAATTATTTTCCAAAGAGTACTCCACAAAACCTAACTGAAGAGGGTGGTTCTGAGGAGAAAGAAATTGAAGCAAGCGGAGTGATGGCTGCATACACTTCTGCAATTAAGAGGCAAACATCTTATGCGCCTTTTAATAATGTTAAAAAATAGATTATGATAAATAAATGTATAGAAAAGAAAGTTAAGGGGATACTAAATGTATAATTCAGAAAAACTTCAAGAAAAGTGGCAGCCAGTCCTCGCTCATCCAGATTTGCCTGAGATTAAGGACAACTATAAAAAAGCCGTCACTTCTATAATATTAGAGAACCAAGAATCAGCGATGAAAGAAGATGCTGCGTTCTTGTCAGAAGCCGCACCAGCTAACTCTGGTTTCGGTGGAGGTAACATGGGTGGTTATGACCCAATTCTTATTTCATTAGTAAGAAGGTCTATGCCAAACTTAATTGCATATGATGTTGCATCTGTGCAACCAATGACTGGCCCAACTGGTCTTATTTTTGCAATGAAATCAAAGTTTTCCACACAAGGTGGAACAGAAGCATTATTCAACGAGCCAAATGTTGGTTTCTCAAATGATGATGCAGCTGGTGACTTAAATTCAACTGCAATGACTGGTACTAACCCAGCAGTCTTAAATGATGCCTCTCCAGGCACATATATTACTGGTGGTGCAGACTACGGTACAACTACTGGTGGTGGTATGACCACAGCAGAAGGTGAAGCATTAGGTGATGCATCTGCAAACTCTTTCGCAGAAATGGCGTTCTCAATTGAGAAGTCAACTGTGACTGCAAAGACCAGAGCATTAAAAGCAGAATACACTATGGAACTTGCTCAAGACCTTAAAGCAATCCACGGTTTAGATGCAGAGACAGAATTGTCAAACATCTTATCTTCTGAAATTCTTGCAGAAATCAATAGAGAAGTAATTAGAACAATCTATATATCTGCAAAGAAAGGTGCTTCAATCAACACAACTACTGCTGGTATCTTCGATTTAGATACAGACTCAAACGGTAGATGGTCAGTTGAAAAGTTCAAAGGACTTATGTTTCAAATCGAAAGAGATGCAAACGTAATTGCTCAAGAAACACGAAGAGGAAAAGGTAACTTAATCATCACATCATCTGATGTTGCATCTGCACTTCAAATGGCTGGTGTATTAGATTACGCTCCTGCTTTAAATAATAACTTACAAGTTGACGATACTGGTAATACTTTTGCTGGTGTACTTAACGGTAGATACAGAGTGTATATTGACCCATATGCTGCAAACAATGCTGCAAAACAGTACTATGTTGTAGGATATAAGGGAACATCACCATATGATGCTGGTATCTTCTATTGCCCATATGTACCATTACAAATGGTAAGAGCAGTAGGTGAGAATACTTTCCAACCAAAAATTGGATTTAAGACCAGATATGGTGTAGCTCAAAACCCATTTGCAACAAGTGATGCAACTGATATTGTTACTGGTGCAAATGATAACACTTACTACAGACGAGTTCAAGTCGCTAACTTAATGTAATAAGTACTGCAATAATCTAAAAGGGGAGTTTTTACTCCCCTTTTTTTGTTTCCAACTAAATAATAATATGAAAACTATAGAAAGTCCTTGTATACAAGTATGTGAATTAGAAGATGATATTTGTATTGGGTGTGGTAGAAGTAAAGATGAAATAACATTTTGGTCATCTTATTCTGATAAACAAAGATATAGTATTATGGAGAAACTAAATGGTCAACACAAGTATGTTGTCAAGACAGCCAACTCAACTTGATTATGCAGATTCAACAAAGTTTGTATTTAAAATAAATAAATTACCTCTTGTAGAATTTTTTACAACTCAAATCAACTTGCCTGGCATTAGTCTTGGAGATGTTGTAATACCAACTCCATTTAAAGAATTACCAGTTCAAGGTCATACTCTCACATATGATAATCTTGAAATACAATTTATTATTGATGAGAGTTTTAAAAATTATATAGAACTTCATCAATGGTTAGTTGGTATAGGATTTCCAAAAGCAAGAACACAATTTGAGTCTTTTAGACAATCAAATTCAGATGCGTTTCCTACTGCAAATAGTACAAAAGGAGAAGCAACAAACCCTGGCTCTCCAACAAGTGCATCTGCTACTTTTGGTGATGCAACTTTAATAATTACTTCATCAAAAAACAATCCACTTGTTGAAGTTAGATTTTCTGATTTATATCCAGTAAGTCTAGGTGCAATACAATTTAATCAACAAGAATCTGATGTTACATACTTGACAACTACTTGTACTTTCAGTTATAAATTATATGAGATATTTACATTATAAAATAAGGTTATATTATGGATTTGGAACAACTTCAAACTGAGGCTGAAAAAGACCTCAAAATAAATAATGAACAATTAGACATTGAGTCACTTAAAACTCCAGAACTTTATGCGAAGTATTTAAAAATATATACTCGTTGGAATCTGTTATCAAAACAAGCAGAATCAGAATATAAAGTTCTTTTCAGAAAAAAATGGGAATACTATTCTGGTAAAGCACCCCCAAGTGTTTATAAAGAAAATCCATTTGATTTAAAAATACTTAAACAAGATTTACCCACTTATCTTGATAGTGATGAAGAACTAATCAAAGCAAAACATAAAGTAGATTATCACAATGCAATGTGTGATTATGCAGAACGAGTTTGTAAATCTATTAACAATCGTGGGTTTCAAATAAAAAATGCGATTGATTGGAAAAGATTTTTAGAGGGTTCATTTTGATAATATCAAAAAAGAATGAAGTGCATCTTCGTGTGAAAACTGAACCAAATATTGCAAGAGAATTATCAGACTTTTTTACTTTTGAAGTGCCTGGGGCTAGATTCATGCCTTCGTATCGAAGGAAAATTTGGGATGGTAAAATAAGATTATATTCAGTTGCAACAAATGAAGTTTATGTTGGATTATTACCATATATAGAAGAATTTGCAAAAAGAAATGAAATTGATATAGAATATAAAGAGGGTGTAATAGATGAAAAAAAATATGGAAATAGTGGATTGGATAGCTTTATTAGAGGAGTGTCACCTAAGTCCAATGGAAAGATTTTACAGATTCGTGATTACCAGAGGAACGCATTTTCTTATGCAGTCAGAAACAATCGGACACTTCTTCTTAGTCCTACTGCTAGTGGTAAGTCGTTAATAATATATCTACTATCAAGATGGTATGAGAAAGAAAATGTTCTTATACTTGTTCCAACAACATCTTTAGTAGAACAAATGTATTCTGATTTTATAGATTATGGATATGAAGATACAAAGATGCAAAAGATATATCAAGGTCATTCTAAAGATATTACAAAACCTATAACAATATCTACATGGCAATCTCTATATAAATTACCTAGAAAATTCTTTGAGAAATTTGGTTGTATACTAGGTGATGAGGTACATTTGTTTAAATCAAAATCTTTAACTGGTATTATGAATAAATCTATTTCTTGTAAATATCGTCATGGTTTTACTGGAACATTAGATGGTACACAAACTCATAGACTTATACTAGAGGGTTTATTTGGTTTTGTCAATAGGGTAACTACAACAAAAGAGCTAATGGACAAAAAAACACTTGCAAAATTAAATATAAAGTGTATAGTATTACAGTATCCAGAAATAGACTGTAAGTTTATGAAAACTCAAAAGTTTCAAGATGAAGTGGATTTAATAGTAAGAGATGAAAGAAGAAATAAATTTGTTGTAGATTTGACAAAACACTTAAAAGGTAATACACTAGTATTATTTCAATTTGTAGAAAAACATGGTGCAGTTTTATATGATATGATGAAAGACTTGAATAGAAAAGTATTTTATGTTCATGGTGGAACAGATGCACAAACAAGGGAGAATATTCGTGAAATCACAGAGAAGGAAAAGAGCGCAATCATTGTTGCATCATATGGCACTTTTTCTACTGGCATTAATATTCGTAATCTTCATAATGTGGTCTTTAGTAGTCCAAGCAAATCACGAATTAGAGTGTTACAATCAATCGGTAGAGGGTTGCGACAAGGAACAGAAAAAAGTACAGCCACTCTTTATGATATAGCAGATGACTTCACTCACAAATCAAGACAAAATTTTACACTTCGTCATTTCATGGAACGAATAAATATCTATAATGAAGAAGAATTTGATTATGAAATCAAAAATCTTAGTATAGAGAATTAAAATGGAAACAAAAATAATAAAACTTAATAACGGAGATGAATTAGTTGCAACTATTTCTTCTACTGATGGTGAATTTATTAAAGTTGAAAATCCATTGAAAATAAATGTTTATCCAAAATATAGAAAGAATGGTCAGATTGAAGAAGCCATGGCATTTTCACAATGGATGAAATTAAGTGAAAATCAAATATATGATGTAGTAAAAAACAATGTTGTCGCAATAACAGAATCGTCTGTTGGATTAACAAAGTTTTATGAATACTGCGTAAAGAAAATGGAAAAACAAAAGTTACCAGAACTACGACAGCCCAGTAAAGAAGAATTAGATAAAATTGAACAAGAGTTCGTAAAAAAGTTTCTACTTAGAGAACAGAATGAAGATTATGATGATGATGATTTTGATGAACCAACTTCTAAAACAATACATTAATCTGTGAATCACAAAGTGAGTATACACTCATTTTACTTCAGAGTCAAGTCAATACAACGACTTGACTTTAGAGTATATTAATGATATATTGTATTTAATATTTTATAAGGGATAGTATCGTGTCAAACAAACCCCATTATGTTAATAATAAAGAATTTTTGCAAGCCATGAAAGATTGGAAAGCAAAATGCGAACAAGCAAAAAAAGAAGGTAGAAATAGACCACCACCTATATCAAATTATATTGGTGAGTGTTTTTTGAAGATTGCAAATAGATTATCTTATAGACCTAATTTTATTAACTATACATATCGTGAAGAAATGATATGTGATGGAATAGAAAATTGTCTACAATATGTACATAATTTTAATCCAGAAAAATCAGATAATCCTTTTGCATATTTTACACAAATAATATACTATGCATTTTTACGAAGAATACAAAAAGAAAAGAAACAGGCTCATGTAAAAAACAAATATATAGAAAACATGAACATTATGCCTGATGAAATAGGTGGAGAAGAATTTGATAATCCTTATATAGACTATTTACAAAAGAACTTTCTTCCAGAGGAAGATGTCTATAAACCAAAAAAGAAGAAAACAAAACCAAAAGGATTAGAATTATTTTATGAAGATAGCTCTGATAACTGATACTCACTTTGGTGCGAGAAACGATAGTTTACCATTCAACGAGTATTTCTATAAGTTCTGGGAAAATATATTTTTTCCATACATTGATAAAAATAATATAAAAACGATTATTCATTTAGGTGATACTATGGATAGACGAAAGTTTGTTTCATATAAGATTGCAAATGATTTTCGTAGACGTTTTATTACACCTATAGTAGATAGAAAACTTGATACCCATATTCTTATTGGTAATCATGATACTTACTATAAAAATACAAATGAAGTAAACTCTGTTCAAGAGTTGGTTGGTAATAAGTATGATAATATTAAATACTATTCAGAATGTGATACTGTAGATTTTGATGGTACACCTATTCATTTTGTGCCTTGGATAAATGCAGAGAATTACGGTAGAACAATTCAAAGTATCAAAAAAACTTCTTCAACAATTTGTATGGGTCATCTAGAAATAAATGGCTTTGAAATGCATAAAGGACATTTTTCTGAAAATGGTTATCCAAAAGAAATATTTAAATCTTTTCCAACTGTTTTTTCTGGACATTTTCATAAGAAGTCAGATGATGGTCAAATTTATTATCTAGGTTCAACATATCAAATGACATGGAGTGATGATAATTGTCCAAAAGGATTTCATATCTTTGATACTGAAACAAGAGAATTAGAAAGAATTATCAATCCTTACACAATCTTTGAAAAGATTTATTATGATGATACACAAACTGATTATAATCAAGTTGCAACAAAACAATATAGAGATAAGTTTATAAAATTAATTGTTGTAAATAAAAAAGATTTATATCAATTTGATAGATTTACTGATAGGTTGTTACAAGAACAAACTCATGAGGTAAAAATTGTAGAGGACTTTTCTGACTTAGATGCAAGTAATGTATCTGATGATATTGCAGAAAACACACAAGACACAACTAGTTTATTAGAAAAATATGTGGATGAACTAGATACAGAGATAGATAAACCAAGATTGAAAAATACATTAAAATCACTTTACTTAGAAGCTTGTGATTTGGAGATATAATGATAATATTTAAAAAGGTTCGTTGGAAGAATTTCCTATCAACTGGAAATACTTTCACGGAGATATTACTTGATAAAAATCCATCAACATTAGTCGTTGGTGAAAATGGTGCTGGTAAATCTACTATTCTTGATGCACTATGTTTTGTTTTATTTAATAAACCATTTCGTCAAATTAGTAAATCACAATTACTTAATTCAATTAATTTAAGAGATGCAGTAGTTGAGATTGAGTTTGAAACACAGAACAAATATATAAAGATTGTTCGTGGTATGAAACCTAATTTATTTGAAATATATGTTGATAATATTATGATTAATCAAAATGCAAATGCAAAAGATTATCAGAAACATTTAGAAACTCAAATTCTTAAATTTAATTATCGTTCTTTTACACAAGTTGTAATACTTGGTAGTTCTACTTTTGTACCTTTCATGCAATTAAATACTAAGAATCGTAGAGAGGTTGTTGAAGATATTTTAGATATAAAAATATTCTCATTGATGAATCTTGTTCTGAAAACAAAATATAGAGAAGTTAGTACAAATGCACAAGATACAAAGTATAGTCAAGACCTTACTAAGAACAAAATACAAATGCAACAAAAATATATTACTGATGCAAGAAACAATCGTGAAAATTTACTTACAGAAAAGAAAAACTTACTTGCAACAAATGAAGAAGATATTATTTCTAAAACAACTGAAGAGCTCAAGATAAAAGAAAAAAATGATGAATTATTAAATGTAATGATTTCAGAAAAACAAGTAGTAGATAAAAGAGATAAACTAAAAGATATTCAACATACTTTAAAAGGTAAACATCACCGTAATGAAAGTATGATTAGTTTTTTAGAAAAGAATGATGAGTGTCCAACTTGTGAACAGCAAATTGATAAAGAATTTAAAACTAGAAGCACTCAAGTCAGAGAAAGAGATAATGTAGAATTATCTGAGGGTTTAAATAAACTATCAGATGAAATGAATAAAGTCAATACTAAATTATCTGAATATAAAAAGATTGCAAAACAAATTCAATCAAATGAGATTGAGATAGGAAAAAGTCGTAGTGCAATATTAGAGATATCAAGGTTCAATGCAAAACTAGAAGCTGAGATTGAAAATATTGAAGAAAATCAAATTGACAAAAAAGATTTAGAAGAACTTGAAAAACTCAAAGATAAATTGCATGGTTTAGAAACAACTTCAAAAAAATTAAAAGAACAATTATTTTATTATGATGTTGCAAGAAATCTTTTACAAGATACTGGTATCAAAACTAAAATTGTTAAACAATATTTACCAATCATGAACAAACTTGTCAATACTTATTTGTCAAGTATGGATTTCTTTTGTAACTTTAATCTTGACGAAAACTTTAACGAAACTATCAAGTCAAGATTTAGAGATGACTTTTCTTATGCAAACTTTTCAGAGGGTGAAAAGATGAGAATAGACCTTGCACTTCTTTTTACTTGGAGGGCTATTGCAAAGATGAAAAACTCTACAAATACAAATCTTTTAATACTTGATGAAATATTTGATAGTTCACTAGACTCATCTGGAACAGATGATTTTCTAAAAATACTGAATACATTTACTAATGAAAATGTTTTTGTTATTTCTCATAAACAAGATATGTTATTTGATAAGTTCAGAAATACAATCAAGTTTGAGAAGAATAGAAATTTCAGTAAGGTTGTATAATGGGTAAACGTAGTGAATTTGAAAGAATACCCAGAGATTATTATCCAACACCATATAGTGCAGTACAACCTTTATTACCACATTTACCAGAACGATTTGAATTTGCAGAGCCATGTGCTGGAGATATGAGATTAATAGAACATTTAGAAAAGAATGGTGGTTATTGTAGATATGCTTTTGATATAGAACCTATGCATAAGAAGGTCGTAAAACAAGATGCACTAGAACACGGATATTCTCATTGTGATTACATAATTACAAATCCCCCTTGGAATCGTAAAATATTACACCCTATGATAGAACATTTTGCAGACCAAAAACCTACATGGTTATTATTTGATTCTGATTGGATGCATACTAAACAATCTATACCATTTTTAAAGATGTTAAAAAAGGTTGTGAGTGTAGGTAGAGTGAAGTGGATTGAAGGTAGTGCTGGTGTAGGTAAAGATAATTGTTGTTGGTATTTGTTTGAGAACACTTTTCAATTTAATCCAATAGAATTTTGTGGAAGGACTTGACATTGTTATGATAACATGGTATAGTGTATACATAATAAAGAATCAGTCATAGAAAGAGGTATTTAAATGGCACATATGGTAGAAACAATGGCTTACGCTGGGGAGTTACCTTGGCATGGTCTAGGTGTAAAAGTCGTTGATGATTTAACACCACAACAAATGATGAAGAAAGCAGGAGTTGATTGGTCTGTAGAAAAACAGAACTTGATAACTGCTGGTGGTTCAACTGTTACAAATAAACAAGCATTAGTGAGGTCATCTGACGGTGCAGTTTTAGACGTTGTTGGTAAAGGTTGGAATCCAGTTCAGAACGCTGATGCTTTCAACTTTTTTGAAGAGTACGTTAAAGCAGGTGACATGGAAATGCACACAGCAGGTTCTCTTAATAATGGTAAAATGGTTTGGGCTCTTGCAAAAACTAAAGATAGTTTTGAATTGTTCAACGGTGATGTTACAGAAAATTACTTTCTGTTTTCAAATCCACATGAGTTCGGTAAAGCGATTGATATTCGTATGACACCTATTCGTGTTGTATGTAACAATACTTTAACATTATCTCTTAGTGCTAAATCAGATGCAATGTTAAAAGTTAATCACAGAAAAGAGTTTGACTCTTCTGAGGTTAAAGAACAAATGGGTATCGCAAGAGAGAAACTTGACCAATATAAGACTATGGCAGAGTTTCTTGGTTCAAAGAGATATACAGAAGATAATGTTATTCAATACTTCAATACTGTATTTGGTTCACCAGCAAAGGAAAAAGTTGATGGTGCATTTCCAACAACTTCACTAAATGCAAAACTTGGTTTAGATAATCTAAATACACAGCCAGGTGCAAAATTTGGTGAGGGTACATATTGGCAGTTATTCAATACGGTTACTTTCTTGAATGACCATGTTCAAGGTAGAACTACTGATGGTAGATTGACTTCTTCATGGTATGGAAGAAATCGAAGAACTAAACTTAAAGCACTTAATACTGCACTAGAAATGGCAGAAGTCGCTTAAAAAAATTATGTGTGGGGGTTGATTTTCCTTTCA